TCTTTTCAGACTCTGTTAAAAATTGTGCAAATGTTTTCATGGTTTTTTCCTATTATAAACTATTTATCCATACTTTTCAATTTTTCTAACAAACTATTGCGGTCTGTAACCACATATCCGTCACCGTTTACTACGTCACCATTGTTTGGAGTATCGTTATCTAGTTTTTCTTTCTTTAATTGTAGTTCGATCATTTTAAGTTTTTTGTCCATTTTTGCTACTTTAGCATCAAGACTTGTTTTGAGCATTGATCCTGCTACTTCAAAAACTCTACCACTATAACGACTTTCAACATTCATGCCTAAGTCCATTAAATCTTCGTAGCTTTGTAAAGCTCGACCCGCAATATCATTAAGTTCAGCATCTGCTTTTTCGCCTAGACCTTTAACGCTAGGTAGTGCTGATGCAATTTTATCAAACTCTGCAATATCTCTAAATGTATCCGTTTGCTCAACTACAGCAGCTTTTGCTTTAGTTTCGTTTTGAGCTTCAGAAATAATTTCTTTAGAATCTGGCAAGTTTAAAAGTTCTTCGAGTTTTTTCGTCATAGTATGTAACCTTTATATACACACTTATTTATCGCCTATCGTCGGCCGCTGTGAAAAATGTCGTCCTCGGTAACTATTCGGAATTGTATATTATTTTGCTTACAATAAGCATATGCAGCTTCCCATTTGGCTTGATTTACTATCCAAGCTGCTTGATTATGCTTACTACGCCCTAATTTTTCTCTGTGTGTTTGATTAGCCGGCTTAACTTCTATAAGTTCTACCTTTTGTTTGCCGCCTCTATCAGCATATGCAATAAAAAAGTCTGGTACATATATTGTTTGTTTTCCAGTAAGAGGATTTCGATATGGTATCTTAATAGCTTCACTGGCCCATTTATCAACGGCTGGATGATTATCACAGAAATTCATAAAGGCAAACTCCCAACTTGATCTATAAGTAGGTGTCTTAGTTCCTATATATTTTTCTGGAAATTTACAGTTAAATTTACCTTGTGCAAATCTAGCCATATCATACTACAACATTTCGTTTTTCTACTGTGTCGTTATCAGCAGCTAATTTGAAACCTAGTGTACTTGTACGCAATCTGTTATAATTTAACACTTCAGTTACTACACTGCTAAGTTGTATGTTGTCTAAACCTTTAAGGGTGTCAAGTAATTCAAATATTTTTACGCCGTCTATTTTTGCTTGATTTAATAATACAGTTGAGGTACTAATTGCTGAATTTTTTTCGAATCCTCTTTTTTCAAAAAATCCTATAACAGCATCAACTTCGTTTGAAGGAAATGCTAATGTTTCGTTAAAATAGTTATCAAAAAATTCTGTGACATTTTGGTCACTCGACTTAGGTGTTGTTGGGATACTACTCATTATGTTGCTCCTTGTTGATATGCAGCTCTTGCGTCAGCTACACTCTGCCCAGTACGTGATTGTATACTCTTTATGCCAGCAGCTTGATCTGCACTGGCTTTGGCCGCAGCATTATTTCTAATTGCTGTTGTAGCTAGTGTAACAGCACCAACTCCAGCCGCAGCTAATAATAGATCTTTTGAACCACCTTTACCTCCATTTTTTGGAAATAATGTATTTGCTACACCACTTACGTTTGTTCCAGTTGCTGCTCCTAATGCGCCTGTAAGTATATTAAACCCTTCTTGTCTAATACCGTCTTTGCTTAAATTACGTATATTACCAATTAAATTGGCTCCCATTAATACTCCTAATAATGGATTTTCGTATACATCGCCACTAGCAATAAAATCATACAAACTAAATGCACCATCTATGGCTCCTGCAAGGCCACCGCCGCCGCCACCTGCTAATGATAACGGACTAGGTGTACGATCATAATGATCTTGGCCAAAGCCAGCAGGTTCGCCATTTGCTCCTGCTTGAACAGCTCCTGCTTCGTAAAATACAGCTTCATAAGCTACTGTAATTTTATTTTCTAATGTTCCAGCGCCATCAGCATTAGATACATCATCATGTGCCCATTGTGTAATCAAAGGATTTACAAGAGTATAAGTTACATATTCACCTCTTGCCATTGTGCTAATTTTTATTTCTTTGAAGAACGGTACACCGGGATTATTAGTGTCCATACCATATTTAAATCTATAAGGTGCAGCTCCATCTGGAGATTTGCCTTCGTATGTGTTGTGTGGATTAATTTTATATGCTGTGCCGCCGTTTATTCGTTGATTGCCGTCGGCAAAATAGTATCTATAATATGCTTGTAAGAATGCTGTTGTTAATCCTTGATTATCATCATGCATTGTTATATTAACCGGATCATATTCTATACCAGTTTGTACATTTTTAATTCTATTATATTGTTTTTTTTGTTCAACTTTAGCAGAATAGCTTGGTAAAGTTGCACTTTTTACTAGCATTCCTATTTCGTTGGTAGCAGCACCATTAAGAAGTTTTGGAATTAAACTTTGAGCTTCGGGTGTAATAACAAATTGTACATGATAATTAAATTTGCTTCTAGGAGCAAGGCGCATGTTATTATCAACATAAAGCCTAGATCCGTGCTGCCAATCTCCTAGGTTTCCTTTAGGAGATAGTGCGCCTGTTGCTATTGAGTCTAGTAATCCATTAAATTTATTTGCCATACTAATATTTATCCAACTTATTAAAGTACGTATATAAAGAAAAAAGGGAGCGCAGTGGCTCCCTTTAAAAAGACTAAATGTATTTTATTTTTATTATGCGCCGCCGCCAGTTACTGCTGTGTTAACTGTACGTCCAATTGCTGTTCCAATACCTGTTCCTTGTGGTGATTGGATTGCATTATCGTAACGTATAGCTAGTGTAACACTTACTGGATCAGTCGAGTTTGAATATGCTAAACTATTGTAGTTTGCACTTTCACAGTAACAGCCGTATAGTTCAAATGTTTCTAATACATTTGGTACGTTTGCGCCATTACCACCGTCTAAGATTTCAATACGTGTAGTAAATTTGTAATCTTGTCCTGATGCTGCACTTGATTGCTCATAGAAATCAAATTGTTTCTGAAGCTGTTCGCCAACTAGTTTTTGTACATTGTTGTTTACATCTTCACGTAAGTTCAATGTAATTGGTTCCCAAGTATGTTTACCTGCTAGGTACACACGTGAGTTATATACGTCTAGTGTCATTTGTTCAAAACTTACGTTAGGTCTAGTTACGTCAATAACTTGTTTTGTAAGTTCTGTTGTTGGTGTACTAACGCCAAAGTTTTCCAAGCTCACTCTAAAGCGATATTGGAGTTTTGGCATTAAAAGTCCCTGGTTACTAGCGGAATCTCCGCTAGCCAGTGGAACTGTAATTTTTGATAGTGTTGAAATTGCCATTTAGTCTGCTCCTGTTATATATATTTATCAGTTTAAAGTCCTGATATTTCTCCAGTATTTTTAAGTCTTAGTGGTATGTAAATAAACTCTACTGCTTTCACAGGTTCAATAGCAATGTCTAAGTATAGCTCATTCTTATCAATTCTGCTTGGAGTATTGTTCGACTCATCACAAACTACTAGGTAATCATATAATCCACGCTGTCCAACTAATTCAAGTAGCAAACTTTCTGCTGCTTGTTTAATCTCATCACGTGTAATTTTATCATTTGGCTCAAAGATATATGGCTTAGCAAGTGTGTTTAGCTGGCTACGTAAGTAGATAACCAAACGTGCTACGTTGATTCTATCTAATGCACTTGCACCTCTTGAACGTGTTTTTTGTCCAAAGTTAACAAGTCCTGCACCTGTGATAAACGTAATTGGGTTAACAGCACTTGAGTACAATGTATCTCTTTGTCCTTCGTTAAGTGCTACTGCAACAAATTCGCCTTCTGCATTTACATAGCCTGTTGATGTTGCATTAGTAATTCCGCCACGTCTTGTACCTGCTGGTGCAAACCATGGATAGCTAACCTGATCACTTAGTGCAATAGTTCTTAGCATCATGTGTGAAGCTGGAACTATAACATTGTTACCAAAGTTGTCGCTTGTAAATCCTGCAGGATAAAATATACCTAAGTATTCATCTCTACTTACAAGTCCTCTATCGTTATCTTCAACTGCTGTGTTAACATTTGTTGCCCAATCATTTAATGATGTTGCATCTGGTGTTAAACGGAACGGTGAATCACCTAAAATAAATGCTGTTAAGCCTCTATCATAATTAAGTGAAATCATTTCACCAATTAGTTCTGGATAACCTGGTGTTGCCATTAAGTTAAACAATCTTGATTCATCATCTCTGATATCGTCATTACTGTTAACTACAGCCTGTAACGCTTGTACAACAACTTTACGCTGTGCTTTACGTCCAAAGCTACCTGAACCATCTGCTTGATTGCCTGACTCAGTTACCCATCTATGTGGATAATAGTTTTCCATTGGTGCATCATCTTGACGTTTGTTGTCACTTGTTGTATCAATATAGTTACGCTCGAAACGTTTTACATTAAATCCACTACGTCTTAGATTCCATAACAACATACCTTTTGGATATAATGCTGGATCTGGTGCATCTGGATCTAAGTAGTTACTTGCTAACATTGCTGGTATTGTACCACTTGGTGCAACTGTAGTTGTACCTGGTCCTGTTCCATAACGTGCATCTGCAAATAGTACGCCGTTTTCAGTAGTTTGATCACTACTATCTAATGGTGCACCCCATTTAGAAGCTGTTGTTCCTGAAATATCTACATTGTAACGATATATTGTTGGATAGTTTTCTAAGTCTGCTGTACTAATCCAAAGATCACCAGTTACCAATGCACTTCCGTCACTTTGTTGTGTTGGCATACTTGCTGAAACAATTGGTCCTTCTGGGTCTGCTGTTGGATATGCTGTTGAATCTCCGTATCCTACCCAAGTTGTACCATTGTGATAAAGCATATCTACTTCGTCAACAATTGAATTATACCATAGCTGTCCTTGTGATGCTAATGATGTAACTGCATCTGCACTTGCTGTATATGTTAATACACGCCAGTTACTTGCTTGAAATTGTTTTGGACTTGTAGCATTAGTTGTGCCGTCTACAAATACTAAGTTTGCTGTAGTAGATGCGTCTGTGCTTACAAATGGTTTGAATCCCATTGCATTTAATAATCCAGTTGTATCAACAAATTTAATTTCGCCGCCTTGTGCATGGCTAATTATAACTCTGTTTGATGCGTCAACTGTTGCACTTACGTTAGCAACATTAGCTGATGTAATAGCTGCAGCAATTAAATTTGCATCGCCGCTTGCACTTCCACTTGTTGTAACACTTACAGTAACAGGTGTACTAAATGCAGCACTACCTTTGTTTGTGCTTGACATTGTAAAGGTATGTACTCCTGCTCCTGGTACTGCACCTGTAATAATTGCACTACTAATATTAGTTGCGCCACTTGCTTGTCTACGGAAAATTGTAAAATTGCCCATTGCTAAAGCATCGTTTGCAACATTAGTTTTAGCATACAAATCACCAATTGCTAGATTCAATCCACCTGCTGTTGAATCTAAACCATAAATTGCTGATGCTGCATCTGGATACATTGCTGTTGAAATTTCGTCCCATAGTAATGTAGTTGCATTCCAAAGTTTAACACTTAGTTTTGCACCACCATTTGGAACTGTTGTTTTAAACCAAATACTACCAGATGGTCTTGAAGTTCCAGTATCAGTTATTTTCCAAGTTGGAACATTTGTATGCGCTGAAATTTGTAATGCTGGAGGAAGGAAAGATCCTGCTGTAATACCAAGCTCTGAAAGTCTAGTTGCGTCACCACCAATTACAACTGGTCCTCCTGTAGTTGAATCTTCAGCACCTGAACTTGTTCCATCACTGTATATTTCTAAAAATCCGTCAACTGCTGCTGCCGAAATTCCTGGAATTATTGCATTTGTTATTGCTGTTGCTACATCAGATACTGTATTTGAGCCTACTGATATTGTAGTGCCGTTTACTGTAATATCTGCTGTTCCTGTAAAACTTGGATTTGCATTAGTACCTTTTACTGTTGGCCAACTTTTAATCCAATCGCCGCTTCCAACCGCTACCCATGAACCACTTGTATTTTTATACCATAATTTATTGATAGTTGTAACTGCTATAATTACATAATCACCAATTGCGCCAATCGATGCTAATGGAGTATAATCTC